CTGCCTCTTGGCTTCCTGTTTGGCCGCCAAAAATCTGGATGTAATGGCCTGGCTATTGTGCGAGAGAAAGGCATTACTGGCCTTCGAGGTTATCCGTGTAGAGATTCAATTCCCATTCGGCAGTCAATGTTCCAGCACCATTCTGGTTATCCAGATAAAATTTCATCTTTGTGGGCGGAAGCGCAATAGGGCCAACAACCACACGAGCGAATGTTGTGTTTTTTTCCAGCGGAATAGAGGTGACAAATTTACCACCTTGATCTGCACCGCCTGTTAATGGGGCAGTCTCATAGTTAGTCCCATCCGGGGCTAGTGTCCAGTAAATATCTGCTGTTGGATTGGCGTCATCTGGCGCAGTTGTATCAAATAATGCAGTTCCATCGCTTGTCGTTAATTCCAGCCAACCATAAGTGTCCAGATTGACTGAATTGTCTATTTCAGCCCCGACTGCTGATATGGTGTTATTCGCAAGGGTTGTCCCAAGGTCAATTGCAGTGCGCTTTGTTGGTGCTGCCTGAAATTTAACTGCCGAAACCATTACACGGCCCCACTTTGTAATCTGCTCTTAACAATTACCATGAACCTGTCCTCGCATTGTTAACCATCTGGGCGGAAATATCAGACGGGAATCCTAATTCTTCCCCGCGTGTGATCGCTGTTTGAATAGATGCTGCTAGATTAGCAATAGTGACACTGCCTGCCCAAAAAAGCGCAATTAACTCACTCTTGGCACGGCCATTGATCTTGATTCCAGAACCTAGCGATAGAACCCGATCCACTCGGGCCTGATTACTAGTGGTTAATGCGCGAAACTCAGCTAAATCAATATTCTCGAAGATCGTCGCACTATCAATAGTCTCAGCAGTCTTAGGACGATTCTTCACATTGTTCCAGTTATCCGCAATCTGCTGGTCAGTCATGACCGCATAACCCCGGTTAATCGGATCAAGCATTATCTCATCCTTCATCCCCGCATAATCAGTCATTGACTAAACCCGTCACCGCATCGACATCTACCGATAAATACCGGACTTTCTCAGCAAAATTACTGAACTTATCCTTCAATAAGGACTGCTTCTCAGCAAATCTTGATCGTTCAGCCGTCAAGAGGGTCTGTTGAGTCGTGATGGCGTCCTGCTGGCGTTTCATTTCCGCTAAAGTGGCGCGTTTTACATTCTCGAAGTCCGCTTGCTTGGCTTTAGCGGCGGATTCCCGTTGGCTGACCTTCTCTTCACGTTCTTTGAGGGATTGATTAGTGATATTGGCATCCCGGTGGAAGTTTTCTTGCTCAATCTTCAAAATTGACCGCTTCTGTTCCATCCCGGCAATCTTGGCCTCCGCATCACGCTGTGCTGCTTCTGCCTCTTGTATGGCCGCCCGCGCCTCACTCAAGACTTGTTCATTGTGTTGCTGGATGTTCTTAATTTCTTCTAGTAATTTTTGGACTTCCTTGGACCCACCGCCAACTACTTGTAGCAGCGCCATAGTCTCCGATACCGTCTTGGCTGTGGGACTTCCAGTTGAAATGGTTGAACCGACTTTCATTGTCTTGCCCTCATCGTAGTATCGTGGCGATCTTATGACCGGCCTCGATATCGAAATATTCGGGATTATCCGCCCCCATTGGCCTGCCGTCCGTCCCGTCATTCAATGCCGTGGGATTCGACCCCCAGGTGACGAACGCGTTTACGTCTGCGTAGAGTCTGACACGCTTCCGCTTTCGGCCACTACCTGAGATAGTCGCAGACTGCGCGCTGGCCACGCCGATTGTAACCGTTCCTTCCTGGATCGGATCGCCTAACGCGACCTCTCCAGCCGATTCATATACTGCATAAAATAAGGTTGCCATTTATCCTCCTAATCTCGTTGCTGATCGCGCCTGCGGGCGGCCAATCGTTCCTAGTTTGTCCTTAACGTCTTTCGTAAGAATAGTTGCACCTCTGCCTCGTCTTAAACGTTCTGCTGTTTTTTGTTTCTTTCGTGCTGCAATGACCGCTGGATCTTCGCGAGTCACTACTGGAGGTGGCGGGGGAACTTTTGGCTGTGGCGGTGAGAATATATCAGTCACCTCATCACTCGATGAACGCGGAATCCTGTTAAACGGGTTCGCAGCGGCTTTCAAGTTTCCTTTGAAGTCTCTATTCTTGCTTGGAATTGACTCAAGCGTTGCGTTTATCGCCTGCTTCTTGGCTGATTTTACGAAAGCTCCAGTATTACACATGCCTAAATCCTCATAAGTTTTGACCATCATATCATAACTAATGGATCTTACGTAAAGTGTCAAGAGCCGCATCAGGGCCGATCTGCTCGATTAGCTCATCACACTCCGCGTCATTCATAGGCCTGTAACGCCGGATGATCTCTCTTAATTTCTTAAGGTCACTCAACTCCAAGTTCGCCACGAAGGAGCCTATAGAAGTCTCCACCCGCTTCTCAACCACCGCAGCCTCACCCACTAACAACCGGACCCGTGAGCCGTGAATATGATCGGGCACTTCAATAACATCGCTCTCCGGGTGCTTCTCGGTAAACATAACGGGACCACTGACAAATCCGTGTTCATAACACAGATATGAAATAGCGTCACGAACGTCTTGCTCATATTGAGCCCTCATTCCCGGTGGTTCGTCGCCAGTGACCCAGATACCGGACTCTATTAAATCGCCGATCCTCATCTGTTTTGCCTATTCATGTAATTGCCAAAAGATGTCGCCATTTTCTGCCTAATTTTATATTTGCAATTGTATTATGGTGTACACCATATTCTTTTGCTAATTCGTTTCGTTTTTTATCACTTGCACGAATTGATAATACTTGATTATTTGTCAATTTAGCAAATGGACTTGATTCCCCTGTTGGGGGCGCACTAACATGCCTTCCTTTTAGCATCATATCTTTAATATTATCTGAATTAGACCCAAGGAATAAATGGTCTGGCCGGATACATTTAGGATTATCACATTTATGTAATACACATGTACCGTGATATCCGTTTCCCTTTGGGATTTCTCCAAAATGAAGAATCCATGAAAAACGATGTGCTCTATAATGTTTTATCTTGCCATTTTCTTCTGCAACAAATTGTCCGTATCCGTTAGAATCAAGAGATGCTATCCAGTTCCAACAATCATCACTTTTAGCTACTTTCGCCCAAAATCGTTTTTTTATATCCGTCTTAGCATGACCAGGCTTACCTAATACCAAATGATCTGGGCGAATACAGCCGCGATCTCCACATATTTGATTGATAGTGGCGTTTATTGGAATCTCGCCATTATTTATCTCCCACAATAATCGATGAACTAAATAAGGACGACTATTAATATCAAACACACCATGACCAGTTTTCATATGACGCCCATGCCAGATCCAACACTTATCTGTCTTTTCTATCTTATCCCAAAATCTCTTAGGCAAATCTATCATCTATGTTCTCCAGAAGACTAAATATATTATTATCTACGCCATCGATGAACGCGGTATCTATGATTTTGTTCATCCGGTAATTGTCGTCTATGTAGACTATGCACGTCAACTATCAGGCTCTGACCTGCCAGCCGTTCAGTCAGATACTTGGTCAGCGTCTCAGTGGTCCAACCGTTACGTTTTTCCTCTTCCGACGGCTCGATAGATTGCTGCCTGCTTAACGCCGCACGTCTGGCCGCCTCTAGTTCCGACTCTAACCTCTTCCAGTATTCAGCCATAGTGACGGTGCACGTTGTATCGGTTATTCGCCCTGGCCGGTGCGTTTGCCTTAAATTTTTTCTTGCTCTTCATCCGCTCAACCTCACCAGCAGCCCACGCATATACCACCGCGTCCCCTTTGTCCGTCGATCTCCCAAGCCGCTGCTTAATATCCGATTTGCTCTCCACATAGATCTTAGGCGGTTCACCTGTCCTCACCTCATATCTGGGAGCCGTTAAATCCGCCTGTAATGCCGGGTCAGGGGGTAAGGCGATCTCAATCCCATAGTCCGGGTCCAACGCATCCCGTAGCGCCCACCACATCTCTGACCGGGCATTCAGAAACCCGAACTTCCCATCTTTTGTGGCTCTGTGCGACTTGTTCGAGCTGTTGATCGGCACGTGATCCAGGTTAGCTGCTTTTATGTGGTCCTGAACACTCGACCCCACCCCGATGGCATCCAGGTTGATACAGGCTCCATCTCTTATATGTGAGGCCACCAGCCCTACCACACTGGGGCCATCCGGGGTGAGCCTACCGGGTACGCTGGTTAGATTGTCGAACCACAAGCCATATCTAGGGGCCAGCACAGTCTCATCACGGCCGCCCCTGGCAATGTCCAGTCCTATGGCCGTCATGGCGCTGTCGCCCTTGCCATTACGCCATCTGTCGTTCGATCTCAATAGCCAGTTCGTCGGGATCACCTGCCACTCATCATCCTCGCGAGCTGCCATAAAATTCCCGTCACGGATCGCTGAGCGCATCGGCTCTGGGAATGCGTCCAGGGTGGATTGGTACCCTGTGTCGATCAGGAAGGGATTGTCTGACAATGAAGCCGGGATAAATGTCCTAGACTTAGGAATGTATCGCTTGTGGTCAAATTCCTTGATGTCGTCCGGTCCATCCACCTCCATGTCCTTGCCTTCCGGATCCACGATATACCACCGCAGTTCTCCAGGCTTAGCGGGATTCTTATAGGATGGGTCCAGCCAGGGTGCGAACATCCTGATAACCCATTCCCCTTGTGATGATAACGGCGGATTGCTCGCCAGTATCGCCCGGACACGCTGTTTCGACTTCTTGTCCAGGCTCTCGTCGGCTGCGCGGTTCCAGCCTAACAGAAACTTGATCACGTCCTCGTGGAACTGACAAGCTTCGTCGACAGCGATCAAGTCATGCGGGTTTCCCTGCCAGGTCTGTGCTTTGTCCATGTTGGCAGCAGCACCGAAATCCACGACACGGCCTTTGTACTTCATCTGTGCCGGTGGCTGTGAGTTCAATCCTTGTCGAGTACCGGCGATTCCCGCAGTTCTGTCAATCAGTGAGCCCAAGTCTGTATACTGATATCGCAGTAGCAGGGAGCGTTTGTGTTGTGTCAACGCCAGTCCGGCGATTAGATCTGTTTTACCACCGCCACCCTGCCCGCCGTACAGTAAAACATCGGCTTTGCAAAAGTACGCATCCGTCTGCGGTCCAGGGTTAGGAATCCACGGCAAGTGCTTAGTCTGGGCGATGATCTCTTTCTTGTCTTTCTCCGATAAAACGTCCAGGGCTTTCAGGTAATCCGCTAGCATCTGACTGCCTTATCATCCCAGAACGCGATGACTCTGTGCGGTTTCTCGCTGGTTACATGCAGAGTCATTCCGATATTTTTCCTGCACCACGACTCGATTGTTAGTCTCATCGCCTCGATATTCCTGGGCTTCTCCGTGCTTTGTGTCAGCCTGGCGGTAAAGATTACCACCTGATAGCCCTCGCTGATCCACCGGCGTACACGATCGACCATTTCAGGTATCGGCGTGCCTATACTATATATAGTGGTATTGTCGTGATTTGCGAGCGTGCCGTCCAGGTCTACACAGATGATCCGCGTCTTGTCATGCGTATGGTCTGCAGGTTTCAGACAGATAGGACATTCTTGGTAGCGGTCAACGCATGACATAATATGTCAGAGACACTTTTTGCAGGACCAGCCCCAATACCCATGCTCGCACTGCTGTTTAAGCCTGGCACGCCAGTCCGCTTCGCTCACCACCGCGCAATCTAGCCCGTTTGCGACTAGGACGAACCCATCGACCGGCACGCCTCGACCCTTTCCTTCAAACCGTTTCTGGCTGATTTCGGGGTGATATTCGGGTTTTGAGAGTATTGGGATATTTTTACTCACGGTCTCACCCTGTTATAAGCAACCAACAGTTCCAGATACGCAACAGCATATTGCGGCGGATCACTTCGCCAATTGTAAACAGAGTTAGGCCGCAGCCCCAACCGCCTGGCGAGCTCTGCACGGGTTATCCCAGCACGCTCTAATAATTCGGTAAACATCGGGTAATTCCTCCATAGGATTGTATCATTTACCCTATTATATCACTGTTTTACCCTGTTCTATAGGCTCGCTTTCCACCGTTTTGTTAACATTTTGCTGATTTTCGCCAGTTTCAGACTCAGAATTGTTAACATTTTCTCCAGGCTTGTTAACATTCTGTCGCTTAGCCGCCATATATTTGCGCATGTATTTCTTGCGTTTATTCGTCATCGCCCACAATCTCCCCCTCGATCACGTCATTAGCGCCGTTTGCGAGCACGTAAGCCAGGCGCCTGGCGAGTTCGTTAGAGCCTACAGAATCGATCTCCACCTTAGCGTTAACGTCGATTTTATCCCGCCACTGTGCAGGCATTCTGTTTTTTAACCAGAAAATACAAGCAGTTGTGTCAGGTGGGTAATGTTTCGTGATTTCTGTTTCAGTGATTTCCCCTTGATAGTTGCTGATGTGCACATCCTTGTGAGAATAGCCTGTAGCCCGCTGAAACAGCGATTTAACGACTCGTCCGTCGCTCTCCGCCTTCCCAGCTTTTAAGGCATCAGCAAACTCTTGATACCTTTTCTTCCATTTATAGAATGCGTCGTGAGATATTCCAATCCGCTGTAGGATCTGTTCATCGGTAGCACCAACCCAAGCCATTGATTCTGCTAGAGGTAAATGCAACTCAGGCTTATATTTACTTGGGCGTCCACCTGGGTGTTTCTTTGTGATTGCCTGGCTCATAACCTGATCATAACAAAAACTTATCGGTTAGTGAAAGTTGATAGAAATAATTGTCTTGAGTTTTATGCCCAGTGGGCGCAATGTATACCTACAGTTAATCAACAGGAGAAACGAAATGGCTAAAATCATCAATCTTGAATATACCAAACGAGGAGAAATAAAATGACAACTTATTACCACGTTTGTATGTACTGGGACGGCAAAGACCTGGAAAGCCTATACAAACAACACGGCGACGAAGCTTATGAAATGTTCGCAGAAAAATGGCCAGAGTCAGGCAATCTTAGCCAGGTGCATGCTCATGTAACACACCTGCACTCTAGTATTAAGGAGGCTAAAGAGTTCGCCGCCCAATA